AGGTGAGCCAGCAGATTCCTCACTGGCAATGGCCCTTGAGGCATTGTTCGCTGCATCGGGGTTATTATTGTTTGCCACATTGGGGTAGTCATTCCCAAAGGCACCAGTACCTTCTAGGCCGGAAACCTTTGCAGCGGCGTCATGCAACTCAGACGCACGCTCACGCTGCCCCCCTTCGTAATTCATATTGCCGCCGACAAGGGCGGACACCATGTTGCTGACGCCCTGTTCCCAACTATGAACAGGCTGTTGGCCCGAGCCGTGAAGCAGCGCATTAGAATAGTCATAAATCGACTTTATCTGCGAGGGGGTCGCATATTGTGGATCACCCGGATGCAACTGTTGCTGCATCCCCACCCACTCAGGCGTTGTGTAAGAAAAATCTACCATCTTACATTCCAGGAATTGGCGACATTAGTGCCTGTGTTACAGGGTCGACTGCCCCTGAGAAGCCACCCCCACCGAATTGCGGCATTTGAATTCCACCAACTGGCGAACCAACTGCCGGTGATGCAGGCGATGGTGAAAAGGAACCGTCCCCGCTTGCAGTAGACGGTGCGGGTGACGGTGAGAAAAATGCTCCTCCGTTTGCCCCACTATTAAGCGGGGCTGTCCTAAAGCCTGTGCTAGGGGCCGGTAGCGCAGGGGGCGCTCCAGTTGGGGTAAAACCAATTGGCTGACTGACTCCTGTTCCAAGTGCGTTGGTTGGGTCTTGTGGCAATGAGGGGGTAATGTTCATAGGCTGGCCGACGGTAGAGGACGTAAATCCGCCATTGCCCACCCCGCCGTTTAGCCCATGTTGCTGCCGATACTGATTATTCCCTTGCATGATCGCTTTGATCATATTTGAGATTGCACTAGTATAGGTGGGATTATTTGTTTGTTGTAGATATTGTGGCGTTGTCCCGGCCTGTTGAGCCTGAATAGCCAATTGTTGATTTACATCCATCTTAATTCTCCCACGCCAAGTGGCGCACTCGAGCCGGGGGCTGCCCGACTACAATTTGATTGCCTGACACCATAGTCGCTTCAAAGAAGCGTTTTTGTATGTCAATCGTATTTTTCGTTCCAAGCGCACACCTGACTTCTACACCCGTCATGGTGTACTCAGCTACACAGGTTATTTCTTCACCTTTTTCAAATCGTGCCATTATCTCTTTTTTACTGTACGGCCCAAGTTCTAGGAAGATATTTTCCATTTCCATGTAGCTTAAGTATTTAATTTCATCCTCTTCAATGTGTAGAGGATTAAAATGAAACACACCACGTTCATTACCGTACCTATGCATGCCGGCAGGTAATTCTAATTCTACGGTGCCTTTTGGAAACATCTGCACTTTCCTACGGCCTTCAATCAACGCCTTTTGCTGCAACTTCAAAGTTTCGATGCTCTCCGGAACATTTACACCCGTATCACTGAACATCTTAGATAGCCGCCGCTAACAGGGGGGTCAAAGCTGACAAACCACCAGCAGATGCCCAGCCGCCAAGAAGGGCGGTCGGGATGCCAAAAATACCAGACATCATGTTATTATATTGGCTCTGTTGATCATTATATGTTTGTTGTTGGGCCTGTTGAGCGTTTGCGGTCGCCTGAATTAAGCTTGCAGGCGCAATATTGAGCGCTGGCGTATTTTGCATCGTAGGCATTGTCGGCGCACCGAACTGCCCAAGCGATTCAGCCATTTGGGCTGGCATCTTATATTCACCAGCCGCTTGCTGAAACATCTGAGGTTCAATATTAGCCTCAAAGCCGGTAACCGTGCTGCCTTGACTCTTTTCAAGATTTTGCATTGCATTGTCATAGCCCGGTTCACCGGGGGCAAAACCCTGATTGCGAAGTTGATTGTCCAATTGCTCCGTTTGTTGATTGAAGAACGGTTGCAAGTAACCGGTCTCTTGACCCATGGCCTTGCCCATCAGGCCGGACGTTTCATTGCCGATGGCTTCTGCCGGGCTTTCAGCACCATAACCCGCAGACTTCAGTAGATTACTTGCACCTGTGCCGGCAGTGCCTTGTGTGCCCTGCAAGGTCTGGAGTAATTGCTGTTGTTGAGGCGTCAGACTTGTAGAAGCCGTGTAAATTGGCGTCCCATTAGCAGACGTTCCAGTCTGAGAATAGCTCAAACTGCCGTAAGGCGTCGATTGATTGACCATCGACCCTTGTTGGGAGGTTTCACCAGCCGCAGTGTTTAACGCTTGCTGATTTGCAGCAGTAGTATTCGGATTGGTAACTTGCGGGGGTGATGGAGAGTTACCCATTCTTACATCCCACCTTTTAGAGCAGCGATCATGTTCTGAACAGCCGGATGCAAATTGGTAGATAGCGGTGCGGTAGTGTTCAGATCAGGTTGATTTTGTGTCACAGTTGGTTGTGCACCTAACAAAGAATTATTCTGCGAAACCATTGAAGGCGTCGTAAAGGCTCCATTTTGGAAATTATTTTGCGGCCCTGCTTGCGGAAACATTAGGCGGCCTTCTCAGTTTTAATGCCAGCTAACCGTTCAATATCTTCACGGAACGCTACAAACCGACAGCCTGTGTGGTGCGCCTTATCAGTTGGGCCGTAGAACCTACGCTGAATGCCTTCAAAACGAAAACCAAAGCGTGGAAGCTTCCTAAGAAGAAAAGCAGGCCGTTTTGGGACAATAACTGTACATCTGCTTAACTTCAACTCGTAAAGAGCTATCCGCGCAAGAACTTTTATGATACCGAGGCTCAAACTCTTTTTGCCATAATAGGCAAAGCAAACATCCACGGTATTGTAGCAGTGGAAGAGAGCGGCACCGATCAATACACCATCCTCAACAATGCCGATGGCCCGATCAACATGAATGGGAACTCGGTTGTGTTTTTCAAAAGCCCAAGCCGCTACGATTTGATCAGCATCTAACAAAACACCTGCACACATACTAATGTCTCCAAGCAATGAGGCCCAAGACGAACAACAGAAGTCCGCCAATTCCAAAAATCACCCAGCGTGGGTAGAGAGTGTTTCCTACTCAAATTAATTCATTCAGGTAGTCCATTTCGGTCACACGAACCCTCCCATTTCCAAGATTGCGTTGAAGGCGTTAATTTGCAACACAGTTGAGGTTGTGCTGATCCCGGCATCGAACGTTGCTTCATCAAAGTAGGAAAAATCGAATATTCCCACACTGCTGCCAACACCGGAATTCCCAATGCTCATTGTCATGTGAACGGCAAGGGCATGGCCCATGGCCTCTGCCCCAAGCCAGTTGACGCTTTGGACAACAGAGCCAAACCAAACATCCACATCCCACTTTGCGGTATCCCAAAGTGCACCACCGTCCAGCACGGTGACCGGGGCAGTTTGCGTTTGAATGACGAAATCGGCATCCACTGATATTTGCGGAGTAACAGTTTGTGCAGCCGTCAAGAATGGCTGCACCATTGTCATGCGTTTAATGCGGCCCGGTTCGTCGAAGTAGTTGTAGGCGCATTGCATGTCCCCGGCGATTGGGGTGGCAAAATCAGAGCTTCCAACGAAGCACTCATTTACGTCGCCGGAATTACCGCCAAAGTAAAGGGCGTTGTTATAGATCTCAAAACAATTGGCATTCCATCCAGTAAATTGGCACCACGCGCCGGTAAGGGCGTTCATGACGTACTGAACTTGCGTAGCATTTTCCACTTGAGGTACATTTAATATCGCAAGCTGTTCGGGTGCAAAACTTATCAATTGCCAACCAAACAGATCCATCCCATTAGCAGCGGCAGTTGCCATTGCATTTTGAATGCGTGCCGTAATGGCAACACTGCGCTCCGCACTTGGATCAAATGGAAGACTCTGTGACAGCGGGATGACACCTTGTTGAGTGATCAATCCGACGTCAGAGCCTATCGGCGTTGCACATCTGACTCCAATTGGCGGGGCAATTGAGAAAGTACCGACAAGGGTCCATGCTGTGGCGGAGGTTGGGTCAGTGCCGGAAAAAATTGTTACCTGACCACGATTTGAAATGAAACAGACATAATCCTGTGGCCCATTTCCACCATCGATAGTCCAATCAACAATTGCGACGAGGTAGCCGCCTTGACTCCAATTGGCACCCATATCAATGGTCCCGGCAATTGCGCCGGTAATAGCATCGGTAGGCATGAAGGCTGCGACGGTAGAACCGCCACCAGAACCGTCACCGAGGACGAACCAAATCCTGCGCTTCTGCGCGTGGATATTTGTGATTGCTGCCGTCGTTAAACTGTTTGGAAGCCCAGTTATGGTTGGCGTTGTCCAATTGGTACCGTCAAATTGACGGAGTTCGTCGACACCGTTGACACACTGAAGGACGGTAGTTCCGAGGGCAGGCGTATAGTTGATGTATTGCCAACGTGCAGAGTTTAATCCTGTTATCTCAGAAACTGTGGAACCATTCGTTGAGACGTCATAAATGACTGATCCGCAAGCGGCAAACATCTTTTCAGAACCAAGCGCCCTGTAGACCATCAGGGTTTCAACAGGGGAAGTGCTGTTGATGAATACCCAAGGGAAATAACCCTTGCGGAACTCAACCCAACCGGGGCGTGGTATCCAATTATTCAGAATAGGCGCACGCTTGGGGTCCATCGATGCCAATGGTGAAATGGCATCCCAGCCATCAGTAGGGGCAGGGATGACTTTCGTTATGACATCGGGAGCCGGAGTCGGCACCTTCTGTATGGTTTTCGTCTTCCTCATTATTTATTACCATACAATGCTTTGAGCATCCCGGTAACGGGATCAATTATATATTGGTTACTGTATGGTACATCCTCAGAATGCCACGGAGGTGTTAACACACGTCTTTGCGGCGACCAATCAAGCCGCGTCTGGACGTTTCTCGCCTCAACCTCACCAGCAGTCTGGTGGTACAATGGGTAAGATTGACCCAATACGTC